GTCAATTCTGGGTTTGTCACGACGCATGTCTTAACATCTCCAGCCGTTGTAGCCCCAACAAGTGGGTTCCAACGAACAGTAATTCTACGGAATCTGTAGAATTGGTAATTACCGGCGAGTATTGCCAACGTGCCTGTCCATTTAGCGGCATCCAACAATGAAGTTGCAAGTTGATATGTAGGAGATACTCCTAAAGCTATATCAGATCCCTTGAGAATCATTGTCACATGGCCTGACTGGCTGTTGAGCTGACCGCGTGGCCGGCTACCACGCATACGGGTGGTGCTCCCCAAAGGGGGATTCGCTTGAGATTTCTTTGATTGGCGTCTTGGCATTATTTTGTAAGTCGAGGTTTGGTAATATCTTTTCCCCTGGGCACGGCGGCCGCCAACCCACTTGGGGCATGCCTCTCTCAATTGCGTCCTGGGCATCTGGGAATATGCCAAAAGCTAGATAAAATGAGTAACGACTTATTTCATCTATGGCACATGCCTCTACCCCCACAGATAGGTGACCCATACCTGTGTCGGCAATTGATTGGTGCGCATGCTCCAGAGAGTGGGGCGCCCATAGGTTCTGATAAAACTTCTCCCAGACTGGAACACCTCGGGTGAGACTTAACCCGCACTCCGAGATGGCGTTTCTCCAGCGATTGAACTCAAGTTCATTATCCCATGATAACATCGACACAACATCCTTGCTAGTAGCAGTGTGGATATTTCTAACCATCCGCCATCCATTAGCACACAAAACAGGCTGTATTTGACAAAACTCAATGTGTTCAAACACAGTCACAGGGTCCTCTCGAGTGAGTTTAAACCCAAAGTCGAGGAACCACTGATCAATGCTGCCTAGCTTGTGTAACTGACTTTGTTCTAGTATCACAACACAGTCATCTCCATTATTAGCTAGTCTAGCATTGATTTTGTGGGCTGCAAAGTATTGTAATACAATGCTACTCATGATGATACAATTTCCCATTGATGTATTCATATCACCGGACATACGACATCCATTAACCGTGTACTTAATGGATCCATCTTTCGCTCTGCCATATCCTGTCGTGCGCAGTTGCCAGGACAGCAGTTCCTCGAGATGATCATTCCTAAACTTCAAGTTGTAGAACGAGTGTTCATACTTTAATGCATCAACGCTAACGTGTTGATCAAAGCGTGAAGCATCTAGTCCCACAGCTACTGGTTTTTGGAATGTATCCCAATTCTCTTTTAACTGCTGTGCTGTCCCCTGTGCATTGAGTCCCTTACAGATTACGTTATAACCATA